TCAGTGCTCCGGTGGCTGGTGGTCGTGCCGAGCCGGTTGCGAATCGGGCGTCGGACCCGGTGGCATACCGTGTTGCGTGTCCCGATGTGCGCCGTGTGCTCCATGCCCATGCCCCCTGTGCATGAAAACGTGCATCAGCAGGCATAACAGAAGCAGGCCAAGCGGTAGCCAGCCGGTAAAGCCAGTACCACGTGCGTGGTAATCGCTCAGCAGATAGTAGGTGGCGATCGCCGCGAAGATCCACCAGACCCAACGTCCCCGGATGGCCGACGGCCCGGGAGCAGGGGTATGAGATGCTTTCATGAGCGCCTCCTATGACAGCGTTTGATCCGCAGGCTCGCCGTGCCCGGCGGAAGGAGTGGTCACTCGGGCTGACGTCAGGCGATGACGGTTGCGCATCGCACTGTGCTGGCGGCTTTCCGACTCCACGATGCCACGGTAAGCCGCTGCGCCGCATACGCATTTGACTATGGTCAAAAAGGATTCAGGCCCTCAGACATGCGCTGTTCTGCCGCGGCGTCAGGGAGATACTGGTAGTAACGACGCGAGCAAGCGTATCGATGAGCATGCGCGTGCCGACTAGCTGCTTTCTGCAGGAACCCAGGGGAAAACTTGCTCGACTTGTTGTTCATGGCCCCAACTTCTCGAAAGTTGGAGCCCCCTCAAATCCCAAGGGACGTTCGGGGAATGGTGCGACCAAGTGCGGTAGTAGACAGGACCGAGCAGGGCCGACGTCCGAGCCTCGGCTCGTCCCAAGGCGACGGTGCAGATGATTGACCGCCATGTCTGGCGTATGTCTTGGTTTTTGACGAAAGACAGGAAGAAGACAGGAAGGACGTGACGCGCCGGCCGAGTCGATACCACACTACCTTTAATTTTACATAATATACACATGCCCCGGATTATGCGGAGCTGAAACTGTCCCGGCGTGAGCCGGTGCAATGCCTACGGTCAAAGCAATCATTGCGGCGATTTGAGCGAGTCGAAGCCAGACCTTGCGGGCTGCGGGCGATGCCCGGTCCGCATTGATTGCCACGAACCAGCGTTCTGCTGGCTCTTTGATCGCGTTCGCCATCGCGATGACGTGATCCTCTGACGGCCACGACATGCCCTTTCGCCATTGGTGAACACCCTGCCGCGTCATGCGCAGCGATTCCGCTAAGGCGCTGTCTGACGTGATGGAGCATGCTTCGCGGTATTTGTCAAGTAAATTATTTACAGCCGACATGTCGCATTCCTCTTGACGGGGTGTCGCAATCTACTTTACGTTGCCGCCTGTCGCAATTCACTTGACAGGGGCGAATCATGCAGATCAACGAATCCGACCGGCAAGCCATCATCGAGTGTGCCGAACACTGCGAGGCCGCGATGGAGCTTGAGGCGTCTTACCGCGATGCCGGTTTCTTAGAACTCGCGGCGTTTTCCGCTGAGAACGCCGAGGCCCAATCGGCTTATGCCTTCGCGATTGCGACGTGGTGACGGCATGATCGCCCTCGCCATCCTCTACGCCGTCGCCGCCGCGCTTGCCGTGCGCGCCCTTGACCGCCGCATGCGGGCCGCCCAGCGCCGCCGCGAGGCGGTCCATTTCCAGCGCTCGACGGGTTTGCTGCTTTGAGCGCGCTTCAGGCGGAGTGCGCAGCGGTGCTTGCCGCTATCGCATGCCTTGATGCCGGGGACTGGCGCAAGGCTGCTGTCTGGCTTCGGCTCGCTGACGAAGCGAATGAGGCGCAGGCATGAGCCGGCGCAGCGCGCCGGCCCTCCCGTTGGCTAACAGGGGAGGTACTAACCTGAACGACGCGAATAGCTGGGTGCCCGCGATCCCTGATTTTCTGCGCTTCACGATTCAGCAGGCGTATATCGGTCTTGATCAGGAGTTCCGCCAGCAGCTTGATGCCGTGGAGTTCATCCGGGCGCTTGCGCCGGAGTCGGGCATCTCCGTGGAGACCGACCGCAAGGGCGGACGCCGGGGCTACACGCACCACTTTCAGCTCCTCACACCCTCGGGCGAGTCCTGCGGTGATATTAGTTTCGGCGGTGACCGCCAGATGGGGACGGTCTCTGTCGAGCTGACGGGCGCAGGCTGCGCCCGCGTTGCAGCGTCGCGCCCCTTCGCGGAAGCGTGGGGGCACGTGCGCTGTCTGCTGGAGACCGTCGGGGCCAAGATCACCCGGCTGGATATCGCCCACGACGACTATGCCGGCGTTCATGATCTGGCGCTCGCCGTCTCGATGTATGAGGCCGGCGATTTCGACGGCGCTCACGTGCGGCCAGCAATGAAGCCGAACGGGTGGAACGACGGTAGCGGCAAGACCATCGAAATCGGCAAGCCTACGGGCAGCCGCCAGCTTGTCGTCTACGAAAAGGGCAGGGAACAGGGCTTCCGTGACGGTGACGCCGGCGTTGAGTGGGTTCGCTGGGAAGCCCGGTTTTTCAACCGTGATCGACCCGTCCCTCTGGAAGCGCTCGATGCACCGTGGGAGTTCATGGTCGGCCAGTACCCGGCTCTCAGCTGGATCAGCGCGTGCATGTCCGTGATCCGCGTTGCCGTGAAGCGCACGCAAGCCAACCTCGCCAGCGCCATCCGCCACTGCAAGCGCCAGTACGGCGCGCTTCTCGGCCTGATTTCTCGTAACCAAATCGATGACGAAATGATCGGGCGGTTTATCCGCCTGAAGCTGGCGCGGGCTTCTATGCCGGGCTGGCTCAACGCAAACCCGCTAGGGCGGGTGTCACTCGGGCGCGCATTCGCTAGCCCGCAATTAGCAGTCTAGACGTCCACAAGGAGACGCTTCCATGAACGATAACCACAACATCCTGCGCGCCTACAACGAAGTGAAGCGCGCCAACGGCAAGAAAGACCCTTCCAAGGTTCACGGTTTTCAGACCTGCGGCATCGTCAAGGGTGAGGGTCGGGTTGAGGAGTTCCAGCAGTATTTCGACCCGGACAAGTCGCCGTACTTCCTTGCTCCGGGCGACTACACCGTGGTGGCAACCGGCCTGTATCTCGACCGTGACGGCCGCTTGCAGATCGGCCGCGAGTTCGTGCCGCTTAAAGCTTCCAAGGCGGCGTAATGCGTCCGCGCTGGATCGCGTACGCGTTCCTTGCTCTCGCTTTCGTGCGGTTCGGCTGTTGGCTTTTCCGCATTCGCTTCTAACCCGCTGTCCCGCTTTTGGACACCGGGGGGTGCAGGGGGAACCGATGTTTCCCCTGCGATCTTGACCTTCTGCTGTGAGGCCGTCCCGTGTTCGTTCCGCTCGTTCAAGGCTGCGATTCTGCCGACGTGGATGCGACCACGGGCGTCTGCGCGCATCCGTACTGGGTGGCGCAACAGGGCTTGTTTCCCGACTTAGATGCCACTGCCGGCATCGCCATATCCGTTGCGATTCTGACCTGCTGGGCAACGGCGTATGTCTTTCGTTCTCTCCGGCGGGTCGGAGACTGACGCCATGAACAAGTTCTTCAAGGGCAAGCGTGCCCAGCTCACCACTGCCGGCCTGCTGGGGCTGGCTGCTGTCACGAGTGCTAGTGCTGCCGTCGATACCACGGCCATCGTCGCCGTCATCACGGACGCGGCAACCGCTGCGGCGGCGATCGGTGTCGCGGTGCTGTCGATGCACTACGGCATCAAGCTCTACAAGTGGATCAAGGGTGCGGGCTGATCCAGGCGAGGCGGGCGCGGGGGGCAACCTCCGCGCCTCTTTTTTTCCAGGGCGAGAAGCGGACATGGAAATAGCAGGTTACTTCGTGTTGATCGCGCTGCTCGGTGCGGGCTGGATCGTGTTCGGCCGGAGTGATGATTGATGTGCGTTCTTCGCTGCGCGTGTGTTGTCTTTCTCTTTGCGCTGTGCCTCGGCTTGCTGCCGGCTATCTGGCTGTCGCTGTCGTGATGCTCCGATGGCTCCTCGTCGTCGTGTTGCTTTCGGTCGCCCGGCTCTCGTTTGCGCAGGGGTCGGGTTGTCCGGGGTATGACGCTGGCGTGCAGTGGTGTGCGGATCAGCGGGCGCAGATTGGCACGTCGTATCAGTCGGGCTCGTGTTCGAATCCCTGGACCACGCATTTTGTTTGGAGCTATGTCGGTATGAATGGGTCGCAGAGTGCGTTTGTGATGGATGGTGCCGCATGTCCTGCTGGCTGGACGCCTCCGCCGTCGAATCCCTGTTCCAGCATCGCGCCCGCGAATGTGTACCTGACCGGCAAGATTCTCACCGGCTATTCGATCCCGGAGAATGCGACCGATCCCATGACCGGGGGCACGGTGCAGTGCGCGATGAGCGTCACGCCCATCGGGGTTCCGACGATGCGCAGCGATGGTACGTGGGAGACGTACGGTAGCGTTGCACCTTCGGGTAATCTCGCCAGTGGTTCGGGATGGACGGACGGCAACGGCGCGGCGGTGAATCCTCAGCCGCCGATTCCGACCTTGCCGGCGACCAACGTCACGGCCCCGCCTTCGGTGTGTTCCGGCAGCAGTTGCTACAACGCCGGGACTAACCAGTATTGCGGCAGTGCAGGCGGTCAGCAGTATTGCGTCAGCGGTGCGACGGCGACGTCCTCCACGGGTGGCTGTACGGCCAGCGGCAGCGCTGCCGTGTGTGCAGGGCAGGCTGTCATTCCTCCGCCGCCTTCGGCGATCATTCCCGACCCGTCGACGCAGATTCAGGGGTCGGATAAGTACACGCAGGCTAGTCCGACCACGGGCGCCGCGATGGTGGTCACGGTTAACGCCTACGGGCTTCCTGGGACGAAGGTTACCAGCGGCCAGCAATCCGGCGACGCTGGTCCGGCGTCGGCTACCAGCAGTGGCGGCAGCACGAACGGCACCTTTGGCGGGGGGCAGGACTGTCAGACGCCGCCAGTGTGCAGCGGCGACATGGTGATGTGTGGCGCAGCGCGCACGCAGTGGGCGACGACCTGCCAAGTCCACAAGGATCTTGCCGGTACGACGGCGCCGCCGTCGCTGACGGACGGCGCGCACACCGCTGCCGACGTGTGGAGCGATGGCACGTCTACCGGCAACAGCACAGCGGACGCGGCCAACGCCGGCAACTATGACCTGTCGGGCATGGGCTTCGCGACTGCCTGCCCGTTGCACGACATGCAGGTGCCGTTGCCGGGAGGCCGCTCCTTCGCGATCAAGTTCTCGGCGGGCTGCGAGGTCGGCGGCTGGCTCAAGGCAATCATCATTGCGTTCGCGCTCTTCGCGGCGGCGCGCATTACTGCGGGAGGGGTCGGCTAATGCCTGTCATCGTGGCTTGGATCGGAAGCATGCTGCTTTCGACAATTGGGGAAATGGCGATCCGTGCCTTGATCGGTGCCGGGGTCGGTCTGGCGACGCATCAGCTGGTGATTGCGCCGGTGCGTGATGCGATCTCGGCGCGTCTGGGCGCTGCTGGTGCGATGGCGGATTACGTCGGTTTTCTCGGCATCGACGTTGCCATAACCATCGTCTTGAGCGCGTGGATAGGCCGCGTGGCGGTCGGTGCGTCAAAGGCCTTCTTTACCAAGCGGGCGGCGCACTGACATGCCTGTGAAGCTTTACAGCGGCCTTCCGGGCGCCGGCAAGACTGCGCAGATGGTCGCGGAGATCGTGCGTTACCAAGACGAACAGCCCGACCGCCCGCGTTTTCACATGGGCGTGCGCGGCTTGCTGCCGGGTCTGGCTACCGAACTCACCATGCAGCAGCTCGAACGCTGGTGGGAAGCGTTGCCTACGGACTCGGTGATCTTCATTGACGAAGCGCAGGAGGATCACTTGATGCCGCTGGATCGCGGCCAGCCGAAAGAGTGGGTGAAGCGCATCCGCAAGGTGCGGCACGAGGGCATGGACTTCGTGCTGACGGTGCAGCATCCCGCCGACCTGTCGCCGTCGGTGCGGCGGCTGGTCGATCAGCACGTGCACACGGTGCGCAAGTTCAATACGAAGGTGACCATGAAATACACGTGGGGCCGGTGCATCGAGAAGCCCGAGAACGAGCGCGCGCAGAAAGCGGGCGTGGAGTCCATCGGCACGCTGCCGGCGCATATCTTCGACCTGTACCAGTCCAGCAACAGCCACAACATGAAAGTCCGCATTCCGCGCAAGGTCTATTACTTCGCTGCGTTGTGCGTTCTCGCGGTGGTCGCGGTGGTCGCGGTGCCTTTCGTCGTGCGCCATGCGCAAGCAAAGAACGTCGAAATGATTAACGGCAAAGCTGCCGACGATCAGCCAGGGCAGAAAGCGGACGCGGGCCGCAAGTCCGCCGACGACGACATGCGTCATCGCGATTTCGCGGCGTGGATGCGTCCGCGTGTTGAGGGTCTGCCGTGGTCTGCGCCGATGTTCGACAATCTGCAAGTGCAGGCGCAGCCTCGGTTGTTCTGCGTGGCGGTCGAGGATGGCCGCTGTAGCTGCATGACCGAGCAGGGCACGCGCTACGCTGTGCCGCTGGACCGCTGCCGCTCAATGGTCGCTGATGGTGTTTACAACCCATTCGCTGGTGAGGATCACAAGCGGCAAGAGGAGACGACGGGCCGGGCGGCGTCGGTACAGCCGCAGGCGCCGCCGACGCCCGGCCCGTCGCCGACCTTGGCCGGCATCGAGACGGGCCGCGAGCGCGATACGGCGGTCCCGTACACTCCGCCTACCTTCGGCCGTTGGAATCCTGACCCTTTCGGCGGCGTTTCCAAGCACAAATAAGCAGACTTGTCAAGTACGCATTAATCATGCCATTCAGTAATCGTTCAGTTTAAGGTTATGATTCATTCATACCGTACCTAATTCGCGTGTCAAGCCCATTAATTCAATCCGCCGATATGGGCCGCAGGCCCGCTAGCGACTGGAAGGAGCGAACTTAGGCCGGCCATGGTCGATGCATGGCACGCGGTGTCCACCCCGGCCGCACCTGTCCCAGCGGTCATTCTTTCCCGTACCGCTTCCCGCCAACCGCTTTGGCTGTCGCACTATCCGGGACCAAGTGCCTGCACTTGGTCAAAACCTGTGGATGAAGTCCGTTCGGTGCCCCGGCTCGCTCGTGATCTGTGGTCAGCCCGTAGGGATGGCCATGGCCTTTGTTACCATGCTTTCACTATCAGGGAGGGGCAGGGATGAGTGAGGGGGTGAAGGTGGCTGTTGGTATCGTGGTTGCGGCGCTGCTGCTGGCCGTGGTGTACGTCGCATATCGTGAGTTCGATCGGGCGCGTGACTTGCGTCAGGCGCAGGAGGTCATGGGCCAGATTCTGCGTGTCCCGGCGCAGATGGACGTCGAGCTTGCGGAGGCCGACCAGAAGGCAGCCCAGCGCCGGCGTGAGGAAGTGGCTGTGTCGTGGAATCGTCGGCTGCTGACTGGCAATCAGCGCTGCGTCGGCGGTGTGGTGGTGCTGGTGGACGGAGCGAGCTATAGCCAGCTCGGCACGGTGGGCGATCCTGTACGTTGCAGTGGCCGCTATGCGGATCGGCCGATCAGGTAG